ATATAAAGTAATTAAATCTGTAGTAAATGATAGTTTTGTATCAGTATCTCCAGAATGGACAATATCATCAGTTATTGTTAAAGTACCTGCTAAATCAATGGGATCATTAAAATCAATAGTACTGCCACCGGTCCTCGAATTAAATGCATCAGCATATATAATCCCAGATGCGCTCAACGAACCCTCAATTGTTAATCTACTAGTGCTAGCATTATAATAGATATTAGCATCGGTCTTAGGCAATAAATTACCAGTAGCACTCTCAAACATCCCGAGATAATTCTTTGTGTTTGTAGTATCAGCAACTACAATTGTTGTTGGAACAATATTAGCCGTCCCATCAAAACTAACGCCACCTATAGTCCTAGCTGTTTCCAATGCAGTCGCTGTATCAGCATTACCTGTTAAATCACCAGTAATATTACCAGTTATCTGACCACTAGCACTCAATGTACCGGCGACAGTTAATGTGTTATTAGGATTAGTTGTTCCTATACCAACACTACCGCTATTAATTGTTAACCTATCGGCTAATGTACCAGCAGCCATTGTCTTAAATGTCATCCTACTATCTTCAGTAGCGTTAGTAACATCAGTTATTTGAGTAAGTATATGACCGTAATCAGTAGCGGTACCACCACTGTCGTTACCTGTGAAAATAACATTACCTATAGTATCATCATCAGCAGGTGAGGCACTATTACGCCATAACTTTAAATCCGGTGATGCAGCGGCACCAGTATCAGTAGATGTAATTACAAAATTGTTTTCTGTTGCTGTAGTGGTAGATGTGACAGACGTGTTTAATGTAGTATGAGTACCATTTACTGTTAGATTACCAGGCAAACTAACATTACCAGAACCATCAAAAGTAAGTACAGTATTAGCTCCACTATCCTTGACATCATTACCAGTTACTGTCAAGTCACCAGCAATAGAAACATCTGTAGTACTTAATGTAATTGCTGTACCACCGCTTGATTTAATATCATTACCCTGTACAGTTAAATCACCAGCGAGAGTAACATCACTTGCAGCGCTAAGAAGACCTGCACTAGTGATTCGAGCGCGCTCAGTGCCTCCAGTATAAAAGAATAATGAATCTTGATCTCCACCAGGGGTCAACTCCGGAAGAATTTTAGTATCTTGATCAACGTCAACTACTCCACCTAAGCCTGTCCAAGTACTATTCGCGTATCCTTCAAATTGACTAAGTGTATTATTAAGACGAATAAACCCATCGGCAGCCGGTGGGCGTTGTGCTGTTGTTCCTACAGGTACTCTAAGACCTCCGACACCGGTAAAGTTACCAGAAACTGATGATAAAGACGTAGTACTTAAGCTGGTATTAAACGTACCGACACCGCCAGTAATGCTACCAAGACTACTAGCGCCTACAACAAGACCATTTTTAACTCTAAAATCTGAACTAACCGACATGTAAGTATTTAATGAACAAGCAACATAAAAATTATGTTACGGGATATTAATATCCAGACAAATCCCCATACTCTAAAATTTCCCAAGCATGACTATTAATAAGTAAATCCTGCACGAACCCGTCAGTCATAGGTAACTTATAATCTAATTCATATACCTGTACTGAAGTATCAGCTACATACTCACAATCACCTATGCCTATCCCTATAAAGTTCTTAACCATATTATTATGCCCCGGATAAGTTATAACTAGATTTTGGCCATTTTTTAAATGTCCCTTCAAAACAACTACATCCCTATTAGTCATTTTTACTAATGAAGTAACAATGACATTTTGCGGAAATGCTGGCGGGGCATCAAGACTATGATATTTATTTAAATTATCATACCAAAATTCTTCTGGAGTCTCGGCGCTCATATACGCATTTCTATCTGCTTATAATGTCCGACCACTACTTCTGGATGGACGTGTATAGTAATATTTAATTTACTAAGTTTAAGACAAAGGGTGACATCCTCCATAGAAAAATCTTTACAGTCTTTAATCTCTAAATATGTTGGTTCAAACCACGGATAGTTTATTTGCTCAAATACTCCCTTTTTAATTAAAAGAAAACCAAAACCAACATATTCTACTTTAAATGGTAATAACCTGGTTCCAATATCTGTCTTATGTAAGAACTCAAACGAACCATTAGATTGAAAATATTCTTCATCCCAAAACTCAACAGCAGCAAAGTGAGTATTATCTGACATAAGATACAATCCTGAAATTACATCTTTATCTTCTTTATATAATTTATCAAAATCTGCAGGTGAAAATATCACATCGTCATCTAACCATAAAATATAATCATAATCAAGACCATTAAATACTTTTTGATTCTCTCCATTTTCTGGTTTACCTAATAAGCATTTATTTCGAACCTCATAAATGTTACGAGAGTATGTAGTACAAAACTTTACTGTGAACCCTTTATCACTTAAATGTTTAATTAGGTGAGTTATAGAAGTAACAAACCTACCAGGAAAGCTATTACCAGGACAACATATAACTATAGTTTTATTCATATTACCTTTACAAAATTAAAATTCCCTTCATGAAGATCTATTGATTTATCTATTGTTAATTTTATATCTTGTTCCTTTATACGACTACAAATATCAATATCAACGAACTGCTGTTCTTGTTCGGTTGTACATATATGAGGTCGGAACCATGGATACTCTAGTTCTTCAAATACTCCCTTTCGTATAAACACAAGATCAAAATCTAAATAGTCTGCAATAATATAATCAGAGTCCTGTGATAATGTTTTATATCTACCATCAAGCCGTCCTGATAAAAATTTATAATCTTTAAATTTGTTATACATTTTAGTGAACTGAGTGGGAGTAAAAGAAATCTTATTGCTTAAAAAAACTAATATATCATATTTTATTTTTTGTTGGAATGGAACTTGTTTTGGACCTGCTAATACATTACCACCTAAACACATTTGCTTTGCATAGAAAGCATTACAACTACAACGTTGAGATATATAATAATTGATTCCAGTTTGATTGAGGTATGTAGTTAAGTTAATCCAAGACTTTAAAAACCTCCCACTATACTCTGAATCAAATAGATTAAAAACGATAGTCATCCTGTAAATATACTTACAGAATTATTTTAGGAAACCACTAGTTCTTCTTGAACTTACTATCCTTATCAATAGCAAAATTAGCTCTACTAAACTCTAACCGATCAACAAACTTAACGGCATTACCAGTAGCATCTATAGCAACGTAACCTTCAGGCTCTGTTACTACTAAGTCCCCGTTTGGTTCAAATAAGTAATGCTTCATATTAACACCTTGCATCATATTATTATACTTTTGTATAAAGATATCTTTAGCTTGTTTAACTGTTTTTTGAAATTCAAATATATTTAAAATATCTTCCTTAGCAGCCTCTACTAAAGACAGTAATGTAGCTTTTGCTGTAGTAGCTCGCGCTATACCAGCATCACTCTTAAGGGTACTTATTTGTTTATCAATTCTACCTGTAAACCATTCAACAAACTTTTGAAAAGACACAGCACTATCTCCTAAGAACTCTCCTCCGCGAATTTCAGTGTTAATATATGTATTAATATTAGCTAACATCTTCTCACTAGCAGCATCAAAGTCTATACTATTAAGGGCTTGAGTAGCGCTATTAATATACGATGTAACTAAATTAGTCTCTTCATCAGTTAGAGTAACGTAACCAGCATCACTCTCAAAGTAAGCATCTTTAACATAAACACTTGGACCTGGATTAATATTTGTAACATCAACACCAAACTTCTTAGTAGTAAATCTAGGAACGCCTTGCTCATCTAAATTAACATCATACTCGGTATGAAAAACAACACCAATTTTTGCATTAACTATCTTTTGACCTTCTTCACTATCAGTTGGAACTGCATACACAATTGTATTCGGTTTAAAGATGACATGCTCTTCTCCATCAATTGTATTCAACTCTTTAATGTCATCATCAAATAAAAAGTCACCCTGATAAGTAGAATTAAAATTCACACCTTTAAAGTGAACAAACGTTTGAGTTAGTTTATCTACTAAACCTGGAGCGTGAGAATGGTTTTGTTTAATATCGTTAATAGAGTAATTCATCTTAGGTACTTTAGCAAATACAGACTTACTACCTACAAAGAAATTACCATTAGGATCAACTCCAACTATTACAGCAGGTGCGCCATCATACTTAACCGTTGTATTAACTGCTTTAGGAGTACCACTATCTAATACCTCAGTCAATGCTTGTAAGTATTGTATTGCTCTTGTTGCACCTTCTTTACCATTAGTAAGAATGAGTTCCTCTAGATGAGTCAAATGTTTATTTGGCCCAGCGGCTTCATATAACGGAAAATAATCTTTATACTCTAACATTCTTTTTGCCTATAAATGTTTACCTTTATACCTTGTGCACTCTTTAACCAAGTGTCACAAAACCCTTCTTCAATGATATACTTTACTATCTTATTCGGTACTCTATCTCCATCGATTTCATGCTCGTCATCAAAGATACTAATTTTATAGGGTTGTATTTTAACTCTATAACCCATCACCATTGTATCATATAATCCGATCACGTTCATTATTTTGTCGTAATAGATGCAGCACTTCCTTGCGGACCGGATTTAGCTCCAAAGCCCGGTAAACCTATATTAACTATTTTAAAAACATCAGCAGGAGAAGTTGAGCTATTAACAAATGCAACATTACCTTTTTTATTAAAAACAAACAAGCCTGTATTTTCCATTTCTTCTATTCTCAAATAATAGTGGAGTAGAGCTATTTTGTAGTTTACTAAAAAT